TTACAAGTAAATATAAATCTACAGTTCTTATAAAACGTTTCAATAAAGTTTCTTAATGCAGGTTGAACACTATCAGCATTCATATAATCTGCCTCGTCTATAATAACAACTTTATGATTTGCACCTTCGTCTAGCGACACGGTGGACGCAAAGTTTTTGATTGTAGTTCTTAATGTATCAATGTGTCGGCCTTCGTCTGAACCATTGATAATAATATAATCAGCACCCAATTCTTCACACAAGGCACGAGCAACTGTTGTTTTGCCCGTACCAGCTGTGCCAGAAAGAAGAAGATTTGGTATCTCTTTTTGAATTAAAAACTTTGAAAAAGTAGTTTTTAAATCTTCAGTTAAGATACATTCTGATATTTTTCTTGGCCTATATCGTTCAACCCATAGGAAATCTGACATTTAGTCCTCCCTATTAAAATGTTGAGTCTGCTTCTAAAGCAATCCAATACTGTACTTTAACCTTTTTGTTTATGAAGTGAGCAATCTTTGCCTTTGATAAAGCAACATCATATTCGCCAGGAATAATTTTCATATTCTCAGCCTTGACATATGCAGTAAACTCTAAATCTGTTTCACCCACTATAATAGATGATTCATTTGAGTTACTATTCTTTTTATCTAAAGCAACTAATTTAATTTTGCCTTTTTCACCTTTAAAAGCAATGTCAGGTAGACTTAAATTAGTATATAACTTTTTGACAGAATCATAGTCTTCATTTTTTAATGTAAATGAAACTGTCTTGTCTGGCATTGATATTTGTTTTGATGGATATCTTAATGTTGATTTATCAGCAAATGCATATCTAGCTGATAATGTAGATTTTTCATCTTGTATTTTTAGATTAGCAGCACCATTAAACTTTAAAACTGGTTGTTGAAAAGAATCTACTGCTCTTAAAAATTCTGGCAAATCATATATACCAAATTCTGTTTCAAACTGTTCTTCAACGTCTGCCTTTGCCATAATGTTTTTCATAGTTGACATTGTACTTAATGTCTTACCAGGTGTAAACAAAATGTTAGCATTAATATCCGAGAAATTTCTCAAAATACTAATTGTATTATCACTTATTTTCATTTCTTCTCCTTATCATTATTTAATAATAGTATAACATAATGAATTGCTTTTAACAAGTCTTTACGATTATAACCATTTTTTCTACCATACCTAGACAAATATTTAATTGCGTTGGCTTGGCAAAAATCACTTTTAATACCAATAGACTTTAATAAATCTAAAGTTTGAATACCATCTTTACCAGATGAGTAATGTTGACCATATGTAGATTTAATATAATTTTCAATCTCTTTACATATTTTATCTTCATTGTATTTCATAATTTAATTATATCACAAACATATAGATTAGTCAATAACCTATATTCTGTTACCATTAGTAGTTGCTTGTAAAAATTTTAAAACATTTTCAGGTGAACTTTCTCCATATGGATCTTCCGAAAGGTCATCTGCTTTGCCAGGTTCTTCAAATACTTTTTCTACTACACCATCGTTGATGATTGCAGCATATCTCCAAGACCTGTCGCCGAAACATTTATCTCTTTTAGAGCATAACATTCCAACTTTTTCTGTAAACTCGCCATTACCATCTGGTATGACTTTTACGTTTTCTAATTTTTGTTTATCTGCCCATGCGTTCATAACAAAAGAATCATTTACTGACATACAATAAATGTCATCTATGCCATGTTCTTTAAAAACATCAGCAAGTTTTTCGAAGCCAGGTAGTTGTTGGTTTGAACAGGTTGGAGTAAAGGCACCAGGTAGTGAAAACAAAATAACTTTTTTACCTTTAAAATAGGTATCTGTATTTGTATCTTGCCACTCTCCTAGTGACCTTACTCTAAAATTTACTTGTGGTAGGTTATCACCTTCTTTCATTATATACTCCTTATAAAATTTAATAATATATTATACTCGATTCAATTCACAAAGTCAATACTTTATATGCCTTGTAATCTTGGATCTTTTGAAGTAATATTCTTTGTTGCTTTTGGTCTAGCAATAGAATCCATACTTCTTTTCCTTAATTGAGCCTTGGCAGAATTTTCTCTACTTCTATCAGTAAAGAGTTTTCTTAAATCCCATTTAAAGTTCATAACACCCTCCTTTATAGTTAGGTGCGTTCCTTCAGCATACGCTTACTTCCGTCTTATTTCAAAGATGAACGATATTAAGTATTTATACCTGGCATGCGTTTAAAACATACCAGGTATTGGTTTTATTATTTACTTAATGTTTATTGTTCTTGGTTTTTTAGACTCAGGAACAATTCTTTCTAAAGACACTTTTAAAAGACCATCTTTTAATTCAGCGCCTTTAACTTCAACATCATCAGCGATTGTAAAAGATTTAGAGAAGTATCTTTTAGCGATACCTTTATGGATTACTCCATCCTCGTCTTTATCTTTAGTTGCTTCTACAGCTGATTTAATATTTAAGACACCATCTTCCATATTGATTTCAATATCTTTTTTACTGAAACCAGCAAGTGCTAGTTCAATATTGTAAGTAAAGTTACCTGTCTTTACGATATTGTATGGTGGATAGTTATATCTAACCATTTCGTTGAAATTGTGGTCGTCCATCATTCTTTCAAAATGGTCGAACACGTTATCAAACCCAACGGTTACTGGTCTTAATTGATTGAAAATAGATAATGCTTTATTAGTCATAATTAACCTCCTTGTTTAAGCAAAGTTATCTTTATATTGAATACCCATTTGGCATATTCAATATTATTTATATAAGAACGATTTGTAAAATGTCAACCCTCTTATATAAAAAAATGGTAGTTTCATTTTGTCACGGAGTTAAACTACCAAACATCACCGTTTTTTTATGGGTAGTTTTAGATTAAAATCAAGGCACTACCCTAACCTATCTATACCTCTACAAGGTCTTATGAATAGCCTTGTAGTAATAATATATATAATCATTCAACACAGACGGCATAGAATTCCTATATTTTCTTTACTTTTACGCCTTTTACCCAACGATATCCAAGTATTTCATCATTGGCCTTTTGGGCCTTTCTAATAATCTTAGATCGCTCTTTGGCCTTTTCACGTTTAATTTCAGACGGTTTCATAAAGTATTTCTTATCTCTTATCTGTTTGATAATACCTGACTTTTGTACTTTTTTCTTAAGCACACGTAAAGCCTTCTCTAAATTACCGCCTCTTACTTCTACTGTAATTGCCACTAACTATTTACCTCCCATCTCATTTTTTGGTTGTTTTTCCCATACTGGTGGGTTATCACCACCAACATCAAAGTCGTGGTATGATCCTTTTTTATATGTATCATAATTAGGTCTAGCTGTTTTACCAACAGCAAGTCCTTTAGAAACATCTTCTTTTGTGTATCTTGGTTTTTTACTTTTATCTAAACTACCTACATTAATAGGGTATCCTGGTTTTAATTTTTCAATTTTTCCACCCTTTGCTAAAAACTTTTTCATTTTTTCATCACGTTCTTCTTGTGACATTTTTGGTTTGTATTCTTCTAAACCACTATTATCTTTAAAATTTGTCATTACTTTCCTTGTTTAAAGTTAACTTGTGGGGCACAACCCCCACAAGCGGACTTACACTATGGATAGATTTTTGACTAGACTTGGAAATCCTCATCTTTGTCATCCTCACTATCATTGGAATTCTCTTGTAGAATTTCTGCCTCATCAGCCTGTTTCTTAGCATCAAGGATTTCATCTACAGAAGCACCACTATCTACTTTACTATATAGATCAACAAATGATGTTTTAGTATCATCATCAAATCTATTAGTACATACAGATATTGCCTTCATTTTATTTTTAAAGATACCGTATGCCTCAGCGATATGTACAAGTCTTCTGGTACTTATAATCTCATCAACACCACCATCTTTATAGGTCTTTCTAATTACATCAGCCCACGTTACTAGATTGTGAGCAAACTTATCATCAGACTTGCCAGCAGTTTTTAGTTTTGTACTAACAATTTTTTCTTCAATCTTAGCACTTGGATATTCTTGTTCAAATGTAACAGGAAATCTCTCAAGGAATGCCTCGTTAAGAACATTAGTACCGATAAACTTACCGTCATCACTACCTTGACCTTTAGTGTTAGCAGTTGCAATCA